GCTCTCACACATTCCCCAGACAGGAGATCACCATGCCGGTGCTCGACGTTTTCACCTCGGACGCGTTCAGCGTCACCTCCCTGACGGACGCGATCAACAAGCGCCCGTTCATCCCGGGCCGCGCCGGCCGGGTCGCCGGCTGGCAAGAGGACGGCGTCGCGACAACCTCGATCATGATCGAGGAAGTCGACGGCACGCTCGCGCTCGTCAACCCGAGCCCGCGCGGCTCGCCGGGCGCGGTCGCCGCGAAGGACAAGCGGACCGTGCGCAACCTGATCGTGCCGCACTACCAGATCGACGACGGCATCAACGCCGACGAGGTGCAGGGCATCCGCGCCTTCGGCGAGGAGTCGGCGGTGCAGGCGGTGCAGGCGCTCGTGAGCCAGCGCATGGGCGACCACGTGCAGCTCAAGCTCGACCCGACGCTCGAATACCAGCGGATCGGAGCGATCAAGGGCACGATCCTCAACGGTGACGGCTCGACGCTCTACAACCTGTTCACGGAGTTCGGCGTGTCGCAGGAGTCGGAGGTCGACTTCGACCTCGACAACGCGACGCCGGCGTCGGGCGCGCTGCGCAAGAAGTGCACGAGCGTCGTGCGGCTGATCGCCAACAACCTGGGCGGCGCGTCGTACTCGGGCGTCTACGCCCTGTGCGGCGATGCGTTCTGGGACGACCTGACCGCGCACGCGGAATTCCGCGCGTCGTACCTCGCCCAGGTCGAGGCCTCGCAGCTGCGCAACGGGCTCGCGTACGAGTCCGTGAACTTCGGCGGGATCACGTTCGAGAACTACCGCGGGTCGGTGGGCGGGTCGGCGTTCGTCAACACCGACAAGGCGCACTTCTTCCCGGTCGGCGTCTCGGGCCTGTTCCGCACGGTGTACTCGCCGGGCGACTGGACGGAGACGGTCAACACGATGGGCCTGCCGCGGTACGCGCGCCAGTACCCGATGCACAACGGCAAGGGCGTGCATCTCGAGGTGCAGATGAACGCGCTGTCGTACTGCACGCGGCCGAAGGTGCTGGTGCAGGGCAAGCGGACCTAACCGGGCGACCGGCGCAAAGCGCGGCGGGGGAAACCTCGCCGCGCTTTTCCAATCGACACGCGGGGACAATATGCGAGCGGTTCGGTACGACCTTTATATCGAAAAGGGCGCGACGTTCTCGCGCGTTTTTCGATACAAAGACGCCAACGGCGTCGCGATCGACCTTACCGGCTACGTCGCGCGGATGAAGGTTCGCGCGCCAGATCACGCCGGCGACGTGGTCGCGGGCTTCGACTTGTCGGTCGAGAATAGCCCGCCGGAAATCACGATCGACGGCGAGGCTGGCGAAGTCGCGGTCGAAATCGCGGACGAAATCACGGAGGCAGTCGATAGCGCGACGTGCGCGGGCGTGTACGACCTCGAAATCGAATCGCCGGCCGGCAAGGTCACGCGTCTTGTCGAGGGCAAGGTCCGATTTTCCCCCGAAGCAACGCGGCCGGACGTGTCCGGATCCTGACCGATGACGGACGAGCGGAACGTCGTCGAGGTCGTCGAGGAAGTCGCGGCGATCGTCGAGGTCGCGGGCGACCGCGGGCCGGCGGGCGCAACCGGGGCGACCGGAGCGGCGGGCGCCGCGGGGGCAACCGGGGCGACGGGCCCCGCGGGCCCGCAGGGCGACGCCGGCGCCGCGGGCGCCACGGGCCCGACGGGGCCGGCTGGCGCGGTCGGCGCAACCGGGCCGACCGGACCCGCGGGGGCGACCGGGGCAGCGGGGGCCGCGGGCGCGACAGGCCCCGCGGGCCCGCAAGGCGACGCGGGGGCAGCCGGCGCAACCGGGGCGACGGGTCCGGCGGGTGCGACGGGCGCCACGGGGGCAACCGGCGCCACGGGGCCGACGGGTCCAGCCGGGGCGACGGGGCCGGCGGGGCCGCAGGGTGACGCTGGCGCGGCGGGTGCGGCTGGTGCCACGGGTCCGACGGGCCCGGCGGGTCCGGCGGGGCCGCAGGGTGACGCTGGCGCAACCGGTCCTGCGGGGCCAACGGGGCCAACGGGGGCAACCGGCGCAACCGGCGCAACCGGCGCAACCGGGCCGGCGGGGGCGGACGGCGGCGCCGCTACGGTTTCCGCGACCGCGTCCGAAGCATTGTCGGCCGGCGACCTCGTCAACCTTTGGAACGATTCGGGAACCGTCAAGGCGCGCAAAGCAAACGCGACGGCGACGGGGAAGCGCGCCGACGGATACGTCCTCGCCGCCGTGTCGGGGGCGGCGACGGCGACCGTGTACGTCGGGCGCGGGTCGGTCATTACCGGGCTTTCCGGCTTGACGGTCGGCGAGGCATGGCTCGCGACGACGGGCGGCGCGATCGCGTCGAGCGCGCCTAGCGCAAGCGGCAACGTCGTGCAACGCGTCGGCGTTGCGTTGTCGGCGTCGTCGCTATTGTTCGATCCGCTGGCCGATTACGAATTGACCTAGCTATGACTCGACGACTCCCGCTTGTGATGGTCGACGGCAATGTTCGCGAACTTCCGTCGGCGGACGCCGTCGGCGTGGGCGAAATGGACGACGACGGAATGGTCGTCGTTCACGAAACGATCTTCGCCGGGATGACGGTCGCATCCTATGCGAACGGGGACAACCCGACACTTTCGGACGGGTTGCAATATCAGACTTATCTACCGGCGGGCGGCGGCACGATCGACATAGTCGCAAACGGTTTGCGAGTAAAACAAGGTGCGAGCGCGGAGTCGCTGGTGTTTACGCCGGTCGGGGCGGTTTCAGGGAATAGCGTTTTTTCTTTGCTCGGAAACTCGCGGCTTCGGCGCGGGCGGTTCGCGTTATGGTCGCGCGCGCACTCCTACAACCTTGCGGCTACCGGGACGCTCACGGTTTTGCGGTTCTCGGGGTCGACGAACGCACATTCTGGCTATATCGTAAGGGCGCGAAACACGTTGAGTGCTCCCAATAACGCAACTGGAAGCTTGGTTGTTGGCGCGAAGTTCGCGGGGACCGAGGTTTCCACTGTTTTAAGTGCTAACGCGGAAACGCAGAACGACGGAACGGCCGCGCACAATGGGACGGATGACGTCGTTTGCATTTACTACCATAACAATACGACCTTCGACGTCTATTATGGGGCGTGGGCGTCCGGCTGGCCGACTTTAGAGGACATGACTTTCGGCGCGCGGTGCAACATGGCGCCGGGGGTGTTGTCCTTTGCGAATAACGTTAAAATTCGCGACCCGCGAGCGTGGGGGTTAATCGTCGGCGGCGGGGGATCGGGCGGCAATACGTCGTCAGAAATTATCATCGACCGGTGGCGTTTGACGTATTGGGATCCGTGATGCCTTCCGACTTCTCTACCGCGTTCGCGGCTGAATTCGCGGCGGCGGCGGACGACGCCGGCATGCGCGTCTCGGTGCAGGTACGCCCGGCCGATTGCGCGGTCAGGCCCTACGAGTTCCGGGCGGCGTTCGACCGCCCCGACGTGTTCACGAACGCGAACGCGCAGTCGTCGGACTGGGAGATCGAATACGTCGCAACCGACGCGCCCGAGCTGGTCGAGGGCGACGAAGTCGAGATCGACGAGGTCGTCTACAGGGTCCGGCAGGCGCCGACGGTTCCGCCGGCCGGTGTCGGTGGCGTCGACGGCACCTTCCGGCGGGCGCTTCTCACGCGCGTAGCGGGCTCCTGCGAATAGCGCCATGGCCACCGTCCAGCGACGCGTCCTCGACGCCGTCGTGGACCGGCTGCGCGCGCTGCCGGCGATCGTGCCGAAGCCGTCCGATCGCATCCGCATCGCGCACCGTTCGCCGATCACGCGCGAGAACTCGCCGTCCGTCCGTGTGATTCCGATCGAGGACGACGAGTCGGGCAGCGGCAAGGGGGAGTGCGTCGCGCGCCGGCTGCGCTTCGCAGTCCAGGTCATCGGCCGCGACGACGGCGGGATCGAGTCGATCGACGCGCTGCTCGTCGACGTACTCGCGCGACTGAAGCCGACCCGGAACGACGCGATACCGTACCCGTCAGGCGTGCGCCTGCTGCCGCCCGGCCGCGTGCGGTTCGACGACGAGATGGCCGACGCCGACGTGGCGCTCGCCGAGATCTCGTTCGAGGCGACCTACAACGTCGCCGAGTGGTCGCTCGAGGCCTGACAGGAGATCCCGTGGAGATGAAGACGGTCCGGCTCGTCCGGAGGCACACGCACGCCGGCCGCGTCTACGAGCCAGGCGCGCAGCTATCGATCGCGAAGCGGCAGGCCGATTGGCTCGTCGCCCAGGGCGTTGCGGTCATCCCCGCGGCGGCGGCAGCTCGGGCGGAGCTATCGCGGCCCACCGAGGTCGTCGAGGCGCAGCCGACGCAGGTCACGAAAGTTCCCATGCGCACCGGTGGGTGCTGCGGGGGTCGTTGGTAACCACCACGCGCGCGAGCGCATGAAAGGACGATCATGAAATTCCAGGGTCGCGGCCGGATCTACATCGCCGAGCGCAACAACAGCGGCATCCCCGGTGCCTTCAAGTTCGTCGGGTGCGCCGACGCCTTCAACGTCGCGCTCTCGGTCGAGACGATCCAGCACTTCAGCAAGTGCACCTCGGCCGATGCGCTCGACTACCAGGGCACGAAGACGCAGAGCGCCGAGGTCTCGATGACGCTCTCCGAGTGGGTCAAGGCGAACATCCTGCTCGCGCTGCGCGCGGTCGAGGTGCCGGACACGACCTCGGGCACGGTCAGCAACGAGGCGTGCGGAACCGGCTTCGTCGCGGGCGACGTGTACCTGCTGGGCTCCAGCGGAGGCCAGCCGCGCACCAACGTCTCGGCGGTCACGGTCGACGATGCGGGCGGTCCGCTCGTGCTCGACACGGACTACACGCTCAACGCCGACACCGGCACCATCACGTTCCTCACCCTCCCCAGCGGCGCCGTCACGGCCGACTACACGTACGACGATCTGCCGTACGCGTCGATGTTCCGCGCCGGGCAGAAGGACTTCTGGGTCCGCTTCGACGGCGTCAACAAGGCCGATGGCGACAACCCGGTCGTCGTCGATCTGTACAAGGTCCAGTTCAATCCCGCGCAGAACCTCGACATGCTCCCCGACGAGCTCGCGCTCATCGAGCTGTCGGGCGCGGTCCTCGTCGACGAGAACAAGACTGAGGCCGGCGACATGGGCCAGTTCGGCCGGATGACGCTGCTCGAGACCGCCTGACCGGCGGTTTCGTGATTCCGGGTATTTGCGACACGCCGGATCGGCCCGCGGCGCGCGCGTTCCTCGCGCTCGCGGGCCGGGCTTCCGGCTGCCCCTGCTGTTCGTTCTACCGGGGACTCGTCCTCGGCCTCCTCTCGGGCGCGGCCCTCATGGCCGCGCTCATCACCGCCCTCTGATTGCCGCCCATGCCGCCGCCCCCGAAGGACCACACCGTGACCGACGTCGACCAGGACGAAGGGCTCGCCGGCCTCCTGCCGAAGGTGCGCACGCTCACGTTCGGATCGACGATCGTGCGCGTGCGCGAGCTGCCGATCAACGAGATCGCGCCCCTGGTCGAGCAGTTCCGCAGCGTGCTCGCGGCGATGAAGGTCGCCGACGCGGACGTGCTCGACTTCGTGCAGCGCCACCCCGTCGAGACCGCGAACGTCGCAGCCGCCGTGACCGGCATCGCCGCCGGCACCTGGCGCAAGGCCGGCGCCGGGAAGCTGATCTCGGTCCTCACGGCGGCCGCCGAGGTGAACGCGGATTTTTTCGTCCAGTGCGTCGGGCTCGGGGCGATCCTCGGCGCGCTGGCCGGGGAAGCACCTGGCGATGGGTCGACGCCGTCGGCTACCTCATCCGCGCCGGGCATGTCGCCCCTCTGAGCTACACGTCCCGCGCCTTCCACTCCCACCTCGAGGCCGCCATGCGAGAAGACCAACGCCGACGCGCAGAGCGCCTGCTCGACGCGCGCATGGCGGCGCATGCCGACACGAAGGCGTTCGACAAGCTGCTGCGCGCCCTGGACCGGGACTGAGCCATGGGTGAGCGCGAATCGTCGTTCAAGATCGCCTTCAACGGCGACGACAGCGACATCGCGGCCGTACTGTCGCGCCTGAAGGGCAAGGTCCAGAGCGCGACGACGGAGCTCGAGCGCACGACCGGGAAGGTCGAGCTCTTCAAGAACACCGAGGCCCAAGCAGCCGCGGCGGCGAAGAAGTTCGACGACCTGTCGGCGCGCGCGGCGGAGTTTCGGCAGCAGATCGCGCAGATCGAGGGCAATGGCGGGAAGGTGGGGAAGGAGCTCACCGAGGCGCTCAAGCTGACCGAGAAGCAGATCGCCGCTACGTCGAAGGAGTACAACCGCCAGGCCGATGCACTCAAGCGCCTGTCGGGCCAACTGGAGATGGCGGGGGTCGATACCTCGAAGCTCGCCAGCGAAGAGAAGCGGCTCGCGGCCGAGATCGTCAAGGCGACCAAGGCGCAGGCCGAGCAGCAGGCGCGGCTCACGCTTGGCGTGAAGTCGGCCAAGGACACCGCGGCCGAGATCGCGAAGCTCAACGCCGCGTACGCGACCCTGCGCAATAGTGGCGCGTCGGTGACCGAGCTCGCCCAGGCGCACCGGGCGCTCGTGCAGCGGACGAGCGAGCTCAGCGCGGAGCAGGGCGGTCTCGCGCAGTCGTTCGCAGCGGCCCGCGCCGGGGCGCTGGCGACCGCCGCGGCGATCGGTGGGGTGGTGGTGGCCGTGAATGCGGCCATCGTCGCAGCGCGCGAGTACGAGGTTGCGACCGCGCGCATCGGCACCGTCGCGGATCTCACCGAGGAGCAGCTGGGCGCGCTCGGCCAGGGCGTGCGCGACCTGTCGCAGACGCTCGGCTTCGACCTGCAGGAGGGCCTCAAGTCGGTCTACGAGCTCCTGCGCGCCGGGGTGCCGGCCGGGAACGTGCTCGAGGTGCTGGCCACCGCGGACGACGCGGCGAAGGCCGGCGTCACGTCACTGGGCGAGGCGGCGAAGCTCTCCGGCGTGCTCATCCGCGGCTTCGGGATCGAAGCGCAGCAGCTGAAGCCGACGCTCGACGCGCTGTTCGTGTCTATGCAGAACGGCGGGGCGACGTTCGCGGAGCTGGCGCAGGGGCTGGGTGAGCTAGCGCCGGTGGCAAAGGCGACTGGCGCGCCGATCGAAGAGGTGGCCGCCGCTATCCAGGTGATGACCAGGGCGGGCCTGGACGCTCCCGGCGCGATCGGCCAGCTCACCCAGATCATGACGCGGCTCTCGTCGGCCGACACCGTCAAGGGCCTCAAGGATCTCGGCATCGAATCGCGCGGGCTCGTGGGCACGCTGCAGCAGATCTCGGAGCGAGGCCTCGGGCTCGATGAGATCCTGCAGCTCGGCGTCTCGTCGAAACGTGCGGCGGCCGGCGTGGCGGCGCTCACGAACGACTCGACGGCGCTCGCCAGGGCGATGGAACAGATCGGCGGATCGACCGGGGCGCTCGACCGGGCCTCCGAATCGCTCAACCGGCTTAACGCGGAAGCCGTCGAGCGCCTGACCGCGTCGCTCAAGAACCTCGTGACCACGCTCGGGCAGATCGCGACGCCATCCACCGCGACGATCAACTCCCTGGCGAACCTGGTGCAGGTCGTCGATCGGCTGGCGCGCGCGGCGCGCGACGCGCAGGGCTCGACGAGCGGGATCGGCCAGGCGACGAATCTGCTGTCGCGCACGGTCAGCCAGCTGACCAACCCGCTGAGCCTCGTCCCCGTCGCGCTGCAGGCCGTCTCGGATGCCGCGACGAAGGTGACGAAGGACCTCTTCGACACCGGGCAGCAGGTGGCCGCGACGGCTCAGACCGTGGGCGACGCCGAGACCGCCATCGCGCAGGCCGCTGCGGCGCAGGCCGCCGCCTCGCGCGCGCGCCTGGCCGAGCTGCGCGCCGAGCTGTCGGCCCTCATCCCCGAGCTGGAGACGGCCGGGAAGGCGATCCAGTCGGCCGCGACGGCGGCGATCCAGTCGATCAACCAGCAGGCCGCCACCCAGGCGGCCGGGCTCGACCGGCTCCGGCAGAGCGAGGCGGAGAACGCGGCCGCGCTTGTCGCGATCCAGAAGAAGGCCGCCGACGACCGCCTCGCGATCCTGCAGAACGCGAGCGCCGAGGCGATCAAGGCGGCCAACGCGGAGGCTCTGGCGCGCGCCAGCGCGGCGGGCCGGACCGCCGACGAGGTCGCGAAGGCCGAGGCGCAGGTCGCCAAGTCGAAGCAGGCCGCGCTCACCGGCATCATCCAGCAGTACGAGGCCCACGTCGCGACGCTGATCGGGATCGAGACCTCGCACCTCAACAAGATCGCCGAGCTGAACAAGCAGCGGCTCGGCGTTAACGAGTCGATCGAGGACAAGATCCGCGAGCTGCGGCGGACGAACCTGTCGGACTACGACCAGTACTACGACAAGGTCCGGCAGATCGACGAGAACATCAGCAAGGCGCGCCGGGCTTTCGCCGAGGGCGATTTCAAGGCGGCCGAGCAGTACGCGCAGAAGGCGGTCGAGCTCACCGCGGGGATCGCATCGAAGGTCGAGAAGAACGGCGAGACGATCGTCTCCCAGTTCCGCGCCCAGGAGACGGCGGTCTCGAAGCTCAAGGTCGCGCAGGAAGTGCTCAACGACGTGATCGACGAGCGCGTCAAGGCAGAAGAGGCCGGCGCGAAGGCGACGCAGCAGAACCTCGAGTCGTCGCGCCAGCAGCTCGAGCATCTGCGCAAGGAGCTCGACGCCGTCAACGCTATCATCGCCAAGGGCATCTCGGTGACGATCAACACCGACACGGCGTCGGTCACGAGGGCGAAGGCGGAGATCGACAGCCTGCAGGGCCGGGATACTTTCTCGACGCACACGGTGACCGTCAAGACGGTCGAGGCGAACGCGGCCGGCGGCGTGGTGGGCGAGAAGCTCGGTGCCCTCACGCGCGCGTGGCCGACCGCCAGACGCACGGTGCAGCACTTCGCGAACGGCGGCGGCGTCTTCCGGCGTCCGGGATGGTCGAAGGTGCCCGGCGTGGGCAACGGCGACACCGTGCCGGCTGCGCTGCAGGCCGGATCGTTCGTCGTGAAGAAGGCGGCGAGCCGCTACTACGGCGACGGGATGATGCGCTCGCTCGCCGCGCGCGGCGTGCAGCGGTTCGCGCTCGGTGGGCCTGTCGGATCGCTGCCGGCTCTGGGCGGGAAGTCCGGGCCGATCACGCTCGGCGCCGGCGGCAGCGGGCGCCAGGTGCCGGGCCTCGACTATCAGAAGATCCTGCGCGAGCTGACCACGATCGTCGAGGCGGCGCGCGGCCTGCCGCGCAGCTCGACCGGCCTCGACATCGGCCTGTGGGCCTCCGCGCTCCTGAACAAGCTGCCGTACCTGAAGGACGAGAAGGTCAAGATCATCGCGGACATGCTCGAGGAATCCTACGAGGGCTTCCTCTCGGGGATTCAGACGGCGAGGGACTTCCGTGTGCCGTCAGTCGTGGCTCAGAATTTACTCGGATACCTGTTCCTGCGCCGCGGTGGCCAGGCGCCGGAGCGCGGCAGCGACACCGTCCCGGCGATGTTGACCCCCGGCGAGTTCGTTGTGAACAAGTCGCGCGTCGACCAGCTCGGCGCCGGCTTCATGCACGCGGTCAACAGCATGCGCTTCTCGCGCGAATCGCTCGCCGCGATGCTGCGCGGGCCGGCTGCGCCGGAGCGTCCGCGCTACTTCGCCGACGGTGGGCAGGTGACCGCTGGCGCCGGAGGGTCGGTGACATCCGCTCAGATGACGGGCGGCGCATCGGCGATCACAGTCAACCTGAACGCGTCGGCCGAGGACCTCTTCTCGCAGGAAAACGTGCGCCGGTTCCTGGTCCCGGTGCTCCGCGACATCGACCGCCGATCGGCCCGCTGACCCATGACCTGCGCCCCCCAGCGATTCCTCGCGAACGACCGCAACCTGGTGCGCGAGGCTACGCTCGCGCCGTCGTCGGTCTACCCGGTCGAGGACCTGGTGCTGTCGCTTCCGGTTGCGCGCGAGGGCTCGGCCCAGGCGGTCCTCTCCGGCGCGTACAGCGGCGACGAGGAGGCGGTCTACGAGCTCGAGATCGTCGACATCACCGCTGCCGTCGCGCGCGTCTCCGCGCCGGTGTTCGCCGGCGCCGGCTCAGCCAGGCTCGTCGACCTCGCAGCCTCCTCCGTCACGGCGCAGGACATCGCCGTCGAGCTCACCGACCCGGGCAAGCCGGCGACGTATGCCGCGGTGAGCCTCGAGGGCGTGACGATCCAGGCGCGCAACGAGGGTGCGGCCGGCAATGACCTGCGCATCGAGATCGACCAGTCCGGGCTCGTGTTCACGGCGACCGACTACGCGCTGCTCACGGACCTGCAGGCCGGCCAGGGCAGCCCATCCGGCGGGCTCGAGGGCGCCGGATTCGATTGGGATACCGCGGTCCTCGGTGCCGACGACCTGATCCCAACGACGGCGCACCGCATCGTGTTCGGTGAGGACCGCTCCACGATCTACCTCGCGTACAAGCGGTACGCCGACAACCGCTGGCTGTACCACTTCGTGCCCGAGATCAAGCGGGCGATCCCCAAGGGCGCGCCGGTGCTGTTCGTCACCGGAGGGCGCACCGTGACGATCGCCGACGGCTCGTCGCCCGACGAGACGTACACCGGGGTCGCGACCGTCTACGACCTCCTCACGCAGATCCGTGCGAGCTCCCAGATCGTGACCGTGGAAGGCGTGGTCGCGAACGATCGCAGCCCGACCGGGCAGGCCGCGCTCGAGCTGCTCGCGCGCACCGACGCGCACATCGAGCCGTCGACCGGGACCGGGTCGGAATCGTCGACGGGCTTCGAGTCTGCCTTCGCCAATTCCAACGCGCGCACCGAGCTCGTGACCGCGCGCTGCTACGCGGTGACCGGCAAGGATCACCCGCTCGCACGTCTCGGCCTGGAGCGCTGGCAGGTGTCGTCCTCGCTCGGCGGCGTGATCGGCGAGGCAGTGACGGCCGAGGCGTTTCTCGATCCGGATGCGTCGCGGTTCGGGTTCACGATCCCGCGCCGGCTGCCGCCTGGCTACGGCGTCCAGAAGGGGCGCTTCTCGTACGTGAGCGTCTCGTATGTCGCCCGCACTGGGGAAGTGGAGCCGCCGCCGGTGTGCCCGGTCGCGCTCACGCTCGGCACCGCGGCCGTTGACCAGACGGTCACGCTCAAGTGGACGAAGCGGCCGAGCGGCGAATGCGCCTGCTCCGGCATGGCCGTGCCCCGCATCGGCGGGCCGTGCCTCGGGTCATTCTCGGAGGGAGGTGAGGACATGGGTTACTCGAGCGCAAATCGCGCGCGGCTGGTCGGGCTCTACGAGTGGTACAAGGACTACGTCCGGTCCAACACCACGATGTACGACAACGGCGGCTCGCCCACCGGGCAGCTCTCGGCGATCGAGGATCCGGCGATCCGGTTCCCGAGCGGCGTCCAGAACGAGTCGCTCAAGACGGTCGTCGGCTGGTTCGAGCAGACGATCGTCTCCCTCGAAGAGCTCGAGGAGGCGCTGTCACCAGATCTGCGCGGCGCCGGCGAAACGGAGTGGGACGCAGCGCTTCAGGAGCTGCAGGACGATCTCGACGCGCTCACGACCGGCGACTCGCTGCTTTCGTTCGCCAACGAGCGCTATCGCGCGCGCCTCGACCTGGTCCTCATCACCGCGGGGATATCCCCCCTGGGAAAAACTGACGCCAGCACCCTGCAGTCGGGCGATGGGTGCTGGCGCGATGAGGGAGATTCGTACTACTGGTCGGTCGACGGTTCGGTCAATGGCGGATACGCGCCCGCGTTCGCCAACTCCCCCTACTACTCGTCGCGTCGCGCCTCGGATGAGGGGCGCTTCTTCGCGACGCACGAGTTCGGATTCCAGATCAACGTCGCCTGTCCCGAGCAGCTCGAGGAGGGCGACACGATCACGCTCGCGATCGGCGATGCCGGGTGGCCGTCGACCTACCAGGTGGGCGACGTGCTCACGCTGCCGGTCATCGCCGCCGCGCCGCTCTACCTCGCCGGCGGTCGGGACGACGACAGCGAGCAGA